GTTCCAAGTGAACCACTAACACTTAGTGTAGCACCACTTGGTATTGTAATCGTATCCCCAGAATCACCAACAGTTAATGTTGTACCTGATTGTGGAATTATTTTATCTACTTCTACTTGACTCATTATAATATTACCAATGTTCCTGTTATCGTTTGTGTACCTGTGATCGTTACGGGTCCAGCAAGAACTCCAGAATCTAAAGTTTGATCTTCATCTAAAGTTGATGCGTGCGTGACTACATAACCTGTGGCTGTCATAGAAGGTGACATAGCTCTTGATGCAGGTAAAGTACAGAATACTGTTTTACCACCTGCAGAAAAGTTTACCAATGCATCACTGTTTGATGAAGAGATAACTGTGTCTCTTGATAAAGTGTCAGGTGTTGCATCAGTAACAGTTCCAATTCCTACTTCAAACTCGTTTGTTCCGTCAAGAACAATACTGTAGTAAGTTGTGTTACCAGTTCCAATTCCAGATACAAAAGTTTCAAAGCCAGTTTCGGCACCAGCTAGTGAAAACGTTCCTGTCCCTGTAGTTGTACTTGTTTCCTTAACTCTATCGTTAATTATTAAAGCCATTCACTACTCCAAATTTTATTACGCGTCGCCAAGTCTAATGATTGCATTAGATGAATCAGCAGTTGGAAACTGAATAACGAAGTCACCGTTCGTTGCAGTTTTTGATCCGCCGAAATCTAAAACTAATACTGCTTCATTAGAAGTTCCTTTATAAATCAGAGCGCCTACTGCTGTTAAAGTTACAGATGAGAAAGTCAAATCTGCAAAGTCAACATAGCCGACATTACTTGATACTGCTACACCATTATTTGTTAAAGTATTTCCACCAGCTGTATAGTTTGTACCAGATGAAGAAACTTCATTAGTAGTTGTATAAGCTGTTGTAGAAGTACTGAAACCAGCTAACGATGTATAGAGTGCAAGTTTGAAAGTTGATCCACCAGAATCAAAATCAAACACCCCACCAAGTAGGTCTGTTTTAAAAGAGTCAGGTACTATATTAGCCATTTATTTTTCTCCTTAGTTTAGGGTGATGGTGATTTCAAAGGAGTACGAATAACCCCATCTTGATATTCGTCTCGGCGTCTTCGACCTTGTTGTTCGATCGCATACGATTGTAAAGCTTTTTGATAAGCCTGCGTGTAGTATTGTAACATATCTGCAGGACCTTTCAAGTATCCATATGCTTCTACCAGACATCCATACAAAAGTAAATCCTGATATTTATTTGAAACATACGTTCCAGTGGAGCTAACTGAAGAATCTGTAATACTAGTAGGTTGTTTTACATAAGCCAGAGTTATTTCATAAGTAGAATCTGGTGTAGGGGCCACTAACCAAAAATTAGCGTCCCAGTTAGCATAATATTTTGGAAAACCAGATTGTGTTCCTGGTGTATCATAATATGTTGCCATGTAACTAGTATCCTTCTTTTCTAAAAATACTTGATCTCCAGCTGTGCTTTTTAATTGAACATATCTAATAAATCTTAAATCAGATGGAATAGTTACATATCTATTTCCAGCTGCTAAGTTTGATGTTGCATAAAATCTGTTATCATCAGAATCTGCTTCTCTATAAATTTTGTTTTCTGTATTTTTTATTATTGTCTCTAAAACTGAATCGGACAAAACTCCACTATCTACCTCTGTGTAGTTTCTAATATCAGTTCTAAGATTATCTAAAGTATATGCCATTAAGATTTATCTCCGTATTTTTTACGAATTTTTTCTGCCTTACTAGAATTTATCTCATACATCTCAAGATGAGGATCTTGTTTTTCAGGTTTAAATATATTTATAATCCAATTCCAAATTTTTTTTATCATGGTGATATAGTAACTGGACCTGCGGTCACAGTCATGCCTCCTCCTTTTTCAGTTACACTTGCGTTTGTGCCAATACTAAATGTATAATTATTTGTGTCTACAACTGTTATACTAAAACCTGCAGCATTTTCAAATACTGTAAACGCAATTCCTCCAGGACTACCCACAACATTTCTAAATACAACTGTATCAGCTGTTGATCTTCCGTGATTTGGTTCTTTTACTGTAACTGTAGCTGATCCATTTGTCATGGTAAAAGGATCTCCTGGTAATAAATTTGGTGTTACAGGTTCTACTCTATCTGTTCTTGTATTTAATAATGCAATACCATCTGCACTTTGTGGTTTAGGTTCTAATTGTGGTTGCTTGGGTTCGTACTCTGAAACATGGACAAACGCACCATTCCATTCTCTAACCATTTCTCTGTACGGAAATTCCATACCTGATCTGTCAGAAATTGCTTTTGCATATTTACCTGTTGCATATTTAGACATTAAGTTCCTGGGTAAAATGTTTTAGGTGTTATATAAGTACTTGAAGCTGATCCATCTTCTTGTAATGCTCTTTGGAATTCATCTTCATAAATTAATTTCATCGGTTGTGTCATTTGTGGATTGTATTTCATTGATAAATAATAAGCTAAACCTGAAACCATACATGGTACAAATCTAAAAGGTAAATCAGTTGCATTTGTATAAGCACCAATGTCTTGTATTCTTTTTATGTAATAAAAATGCATGTCTTTAGATGCATTACTTGAATCTGGAGTAGGATAAACATTAATACTAACATGATCAATAAATCTTTGCACCCAATATTGATTTGGTGTGCCTTCTGATAATTTATTTGAAAATGCAGCGTAAGTTGATCTATCTACTTTAGTCATTGGACTATCAGATTGATCTGTTTGAGTTCTATTGGATCTTAATTGTGCTTCAAGGACATCGGACATTCCATAAATACCATTTGGATTTGATACAGCACTTGTGCCATCCGCAGCTGATCTAAAAAATTTATATTCAGCTTGTCCTTGTATTAAATCAAGATCAAGTTCGTCTATTTCCCAATAGTGAATACCTCTATTACCCCATTCTTGAAGCATTATGTTTAATGATCTTCTTGAAGTTTTTAATTGATATCCTGAAACTTGTTGAATACCTATTCGTTCAAAAGCCTCTTCTACTATTTCATCAATAGAAAAAGTTTTGTCGAACGTTGTAGTTCCCGAAGTAGTATTAGCCATTTAAACTCCTAGCCAGTGTAGCCGATAGTAACTGAAGTAGTGTTAGTTAAATCTAAATATATTCCAGTTCTACATCTGATACCGCTTCCTGGAACATAAATATCTAATCCTTCAGTTCCGCAATTACCTTCGAATACTAAAGCACCTGTATTATCTGTTCCATCATATAGTTTGATATTACTATCTGCAACACCTTCAACTTGAATATATGTTATTCTAGCTGGTCCAATAAATGAACCTGTTGCGTTTGTTGCTCTACCAAATCTACCGTCAGAAGTTCTTGTGGAAAACTGTTGGTCTGATGATGCCATATTTTTTCTCCTTAAAATTTTATGTGGGGCCAAAGCCCCACACTAATTATTTATTACGCTTCTTTAGCAAATACACCTTGAGCATCAACAACTGTCCAATGTGCTGTTGAGTTCAAAGATGCTATTACTACAAAGTCACCAACTTTTGATGTAGCTTTTGTATTAATAAGATCTTTATCATCTGTTAAAGATCCAGCGTACAAAATACCATCATTAGCATTTGGACTAATAGTTAATGTATTAGTTCCATCAGAAGCTGTGTTTACGAAAGTGTAAACTCTTCCAATTGAGATTGCAGGTAAAGTAAATACCACACCATCAGTTGCTGATGTAAAAGTTTTACCAGAATCTGCTGCCGTAACTGTGTAGTTAGACGATTTGTTTTCTAGATTGAATCCAGTTAAACCTGCTTCGTTAAATTTACCTTGCAGAACTGGTCCTCTAAATAGTGTTTGAGCCATGATTATTCTCCTAGTTAAATTCTACATAGTCTCTAGGCCGTCGACTATACTGCGTCTATGCAGAATATTAATTTATGTATAGTGAGTTTTTTATATACTAGTTTTTAGTAGAGTGCAAGAGAGCCTGTAGTGTGGAGTGGAATTTTTCCAACGATGTAGCTTTTTATTAAGTAGCTACTGAAACTTCAGGAGCAGAACTTTCAACGTTGTTCTGATTGTGAGCGATTCTAGC